CATCATTTTTAACATCTTCATTTGCCATCTGTTTTGCCAAATGATTTAGACAAGGTTCATGGTCTAGTGGTAGTTCAAGCTGTGTCATATTCACCTCCAACCCAACTCGGTGGATACCAATCCAATATCTTGTTGACGCAGGTAGGGGTCAAACAAAACTCTTCCTCCTCGTCTATCCATTTGACCACGCCCTCATCAAGCGCATCGGCAAACGAACCCAAGTCCATCGACATGATGTCACTCGCTTCAGTGTTCCACTTGTGGACATCAGCCTCGTCAACCAAATACAGCGCAACGCTCTCATCAGATTGAAACTGCTCTAGCTTTTCAATCAATTCCTTTACTTTGAATACGCCCTTAATCATGGTTTTCCTCACGATCCTGGACATCAGTCTTCACGCTCACAGTTCCGAGCATCGCCATTATCGGCTCAAGGCTCTCAACCAAAACCTCACGCTCCTCAATCGAAATGTTACTCGTAATCAAGTTACGCAAATCATTAAGCGTCATATGTAGACGCATCTCATTTTGAACCTCTGGATTCGGTTCGTGAACCTCGGTTCTTTCACTATCACTCATCTGTCTATCCTCGTTGAAAATTAACATAAAAGCCCGTATAATCAGGCAATACGATTATCGTATTTTGTTCGGGTAAAGTCAACAAAACATTGGGGAAAGTGTTGAAAAAATACACAGTACATACTTTCTGTAGATTTAAAAATGTTTAATAGTTTTTTTTCATTTAGAGTGTGTAAATGTGTAAATGTGTAAATGTGTGTTATAACACTGTTTTACATAGACTTTTTTTACACACTTTATACACACTTACACACTTCTAATGGCGCAAAAGGATTGAAATGTTAGATAAACAAGAAAACAAACCTAAAGAAGATATAGAAAACGAGGGTCGTTACCTTACGAATAGGCAACGAGAGTTTGCTAAACTGTACATTGAAGGCATCTATTCTAATGCTGAATGTGCAAGACGGGCTGGATACGCAAAAGAAAGTGCCAATGTTCACGCTTCTCGTTTATTGAACGGCAGAGACTATCCTCTGGTAACTCAACACATCTCTGAACTCCGTGAAGAAAGAGAAAAGAAATATGGTGTGACATTGATAGGTCAGTTGAAAAGATTGTCGGACTTATCTCGCTCGGCGGAAGAGGAAGGACAATTTTCTGCCGCCATCAATGCTGAGAAGATTAGGTCGTCACTTGGTGGCCTTACTGTAGACCGACGTGAAAACCAGCACATACACTCCATTGATAATATGTCACGAGAAGAGATAGCTGAAAGGCTTTCAAAATTACGCAACGAATATCCATCTGCGTTCATCGAGGGAAGGGTAAAAGATGTCACCGGAACAGAGATTATGGAAACAAGTGAAGAAAGAACTCCCGCCCAAATCACACACAACGAGGATTGAAAACACTGTCGGCGTAGGTATTCCCGATAGTCATATTGCGTACAACGGCGCATCCTTTTGGTTGGAACTCAAGATAGCGAAAGCTAACCGAATTGACCTTCGCCCTGCTCAGATTGCATGGAATTACGAGTATTTTCTGGCTGGAGGACAAAATTTTTTCTTAGTTTCACGCCCCTCGAAGGGCGATGTATTTTTATTTGGCGGCGGTCAAAGCCTCGATTTGCACGAAAAAGGGTTGGAAACCAGGCCCTTGTATCACGGATCGAGCCTCAATGCTTGTGTCTCTTGCGCCTTGCGCCTTGCGTCTGAATAGTCCGGGTGCAGCACCGGGTGCCGGGGACCGCGTTATCCTTTCCTTGTAAGTCATTGAATCTCCTTGCGTCTTGCGCCTTGCGTGTTCCAGGATCCGGGGCAGCGGCAGCGCAGCAGCCGGGTAAAAAAAGACCCGTGACAATTGGCGGGTCACGGGTCCAGGGAGGGATTAGTTGAGTATATCTCTGATTGCTTCGCGGACACAAGTCTTATTGTAGCGTCCGCCGTCGGGTGTGGTGGTGGGAAGTTCTTCCAGGAGAAGATTAACGGCTTTTGTTACGCCGTGTTCTTTTACCAGGTCTCGCGCTCGGAAGTAGAGTCCTTCGTCGTTGTTAAACCATAAGCTTACGTTCCAAGCGTTCCAGGATCTGTGTCCATTATACTCTGTCATGTGTACTACCTTCTTTTACTGTTTCGGTTACAATCATACGAGCCGCTGCCGCCCGTTTTTTTAATTCGGGAAGTGCCGCTATGTAGTCCTGTTCGGTTTCATACCTCGCTACTTCTTCTGCGTGGTTTTTACTTTCGAAATAAACGATAACCATGTTTATACCTTTCTGTTAATACTTCATTATAACTATTCCTGGGGAAAAGTCAACTTGCGCCTTGCGTCTCTTGCGTCTTGCGTCTCCGGGATCCGGGCCGCCGGGGGCCGCCGCCCCGGAAACGATTTCTGCAGCTTGATCCTGGGGTTTACGCAGGGAATATAATTTCTTGTAGTTTTAAAACTGTTTTTTGTTGTTGTTGTTTTTCGAACTCTTCCCAATTAGGAACAATGTCGAACTTACCATCTAGAAGCCACTTCTGCATTTTTGATTGTGTGTCGGTCATTTCAAAGCCGCCCACTCTGTTCCATTTTGAAATATCGGAGATAAATCCAGGATCAATGGAAAGCTTTCTAAGAATAATTTCATGCGCTCTTTGGGGTCTGTTTAAACCTATCTCATAACGGGCTATCGTTGCTGACCCAAAACCCAAGAACAAACTAAAAATCCTCTGGCTCGGTGCTTTTTTATATCTGGTATGAAACATACTACGTCTCACGTTTTCAATTTCTTTAGGTGTCATGTCTATCCTCTTTCTAAAAAAGAGGGCAGTGCCGAAGCACCGCCCTCCAACCTGCTACCAACAGGATTAGCAAATCTGAAAACCACCAGAGGCTCGGCAGAATTGTTCGAACTCTTTGACGTTATCAGCATCAAAAGGGTAGTGTGTATCCCAATTTTTGACCTTGCCTGTGCCATCACATCCGTTGCACTTGCCCTGCACATATTCGTCATCACGAACACCAGTGCCGTTACACAAGTTGCAAGTTTCAAGAGGCAAGCTATCGAGGTGCGCTTGACGTTGCTCGGCGTATACTTGAACGCTCCCGCCTTCCAACGCCTCTTTCAATCGGTCAGCTATAATTAACGCGGTTTCTGCGTCATATTCATAGCCGTCGTTGAAAGTGCCTTTGCGTTTTTCTTCCTCAGAAAGAACATCATCACAAGCTATGCAGACAAACTCCCACAATGGTCGCCAGTACCAGACGTTATTACGAAAATATGCGCCTTGGTTTTCAGCGTGCCATGCGTCGTTAGCGGCAAAGTATGCTTCCTGCTCTTCTTCTGACGGGTTGCTAGACCAGTCAATCTCTGGTCTAGCTCCTTTCAGAACGGGGTTTAATCCATAAACGTCCATTCCCATTATATGCCCTCCTTCATTGCGTAGTCACGAACTTCAAAGAAATCCATAAACGAGATACTTTTTTCCAGTTCCTCTTTGCTAATCATTGGCGAGATGCTTTCGCCTTCAATATCGCATCCGAGAACCAGACCGTTTCCTGCTAGTGGATATGGGTAGTTATCAAATTTGATAAATTTACTATCGGCGGTAAGATTAAGCATACCCTCATCATCAACATAGATATCAGTTGATACGCCTTTCTCTTCGTCGTAGTTAATGCAGACCGTTGTGAACAAACTAGCACCAATCAGCTTTTGAATGTTCTTATAGTCTCCATCGTGTTCGACAACTTCGATTGTCTCAGTTGTCGGGTTGATTAAAAATGCCAACATGATATTCCTCCTTGTTGGTAGCTGGGCAACATTACCCAAAACAATATTCGGTTATTCGTGGGGAAAAGTCAAATAGTTTCTTCTTCTTCTAATAAGTTTTTGCGGTGATAGCGGTAATACATCCAGCCTATTTTGCCTCTTGCGCTTTCTGCACCTTGCGTCTTCCAGCATGTATCACATAGCGGGCGTTCGCCGCTTGTGTAGATCATGGCGACGGCTTCAAATAAGGTACTTGCGTCTTCGCCACAACATGCACACGCCGGGGCTTGCGCCTCTGTTGTCATCATCCGGGCGGCGTGTTCTAAAGAGAATTGTTTTGAATAGCCTTTGTTTTTAGGTGCGACTGTTTCTCTTGCGTCTGGTTTGATATAGCAGATAGCAAGTTGCCGTGCTGTGCCAGAGATAAGAGGACGACGTTTCCGCCGTCCTCGATTGTATTGTGGTGCTCTTAGCAT